GATAAATACGACGCCGAAGATTTAGCCAAAATAACAGCGCTCAACGAAGCTAAGATAGCGGCTCAACGTGCGCTTGAAGATGCTAAACTAGCCATCGCCTCGGGTGCGATTGATTTAGCCAAAGCGTTAGCGGGCAAAAACGAAAAAGCGGCGAACGCGATATTCTTAGTTGAAAAAGCCTTAGCGATTGCTCAGGTTGTAATAAGTACGCAACGCGAAATAGCGGGTTATTATTCAAACCCGACATGGAGTTTATTACCTGATGGCGGTTTAGCTATTAAAACTTCAATGGCTGCAGCAGCAAAAATTCGCGCGGGTTTGTCGATTGCTTCGATTGTAGCGACAAGTATTTCTAAATTCAAAGGCGGCGGCGGTTCGGCTGCGTCCGCTGGAGGCGGCGGAGGTGGTGGTAGTATGGGCGGCGGTTTAACAATGGTCAGCGCTGCGGGTGGCGGCGGTGGCGGTGGTGTTGCCCAGTTCAACCCATTGAACACAAACTTCGTAAACAATAGACCAAACCAAGTTTCGCAAACCTACGTTTTGGCGGGTGACGTTGCTAACGCCCAGGAGGCACGAAACCGAGTTCAGGACTTAGCCCGACTATAAAACAAAAAGCCCCACAAATGCAGAGCTTTTTTACCATAACCTTTTGATTAACAAAAACCTCAATATGAAGCGTTCCACGTTTGGAATTGCTGCACCAAATATAAAATAAAAATGGAACCAACAAAGAAAATTGTTAAATGCGTGATTGATGAAGAGGGCCGCTTAGGAATTACCGCCATAGGTTTAGTAAGCGCTCCAGCCATCGAAGAAAATTGGATAGCATTAAACGCGGTAAATGAAGTCAAACTCGCCGAGGTAAACAACGAGCGGAAAATGCTTTACGGCGCGGCGTTGATTCCAAATAAAGAGATCCTGAGAATTGACGCAAATATGAACGAATACTATATCGTTTTCGACGAGGACACGATTTACAAATGCGCGCATCTATTCCTAAAAAAGAACTTGCAACACAGCCACACAATCGAGCACGAGTTCGCAATAACTGGGTGCACGGTTGTCGAATCGTGGATAGTTGAAGATTCCAACTCAGATAAATCAACGGCTATGGGTTTTTCGCTGCCAAAAGGAACTTGGATGCTTGGCGTTAAAGTTGACGACGAGCAAGTATGGAGCGACGTTAAAGCGGGAACGATTAAAGGTTTTTCGATTGAGGGTATGTTCAATGAGGTCGAAGTAAAAATGGCCTCTAATGTTGAAACTCTTTTCCTCAAAGAGCTGGAAGCGTTGCTAAATTCGCAGTTCTAGTTGTTTTTTGTGTGAATATATTTTGATTGTTGTTTGCAAAGGGCGCCTAACGAGGCGCTTTTTGTTTTTATGAAAATTCATATTTCGCCGTTTTGGGAAAAAGTTTTCATTAAAATGAACAACCCACTTCGCGACTCAATCAAGTCGCTTTTACAAAAATTCAACGTTGACCCGAAAAGCGTAGGCATGGCCGAAGACATTAAGCTCGAAGCCGAAGCGAAACTCGCTGACGGTTCTAGCGTATTCACCTCGGCCGAATCTTTTGCCGTTGGTGCTGATTGTTACGTTAAAGACGCTGACGGAAACGCCACGCCTTGCGCCCCTGGGGAGTACCCAATGGAGGACGGTTCTATTTTAGTTATTGATGAGAATGCCATGATCGTTGAGATCAAAGAAATGGAACTCGAGCCAAGCGAACAAGAGATGAGCAGCTCGGACATTCTCGCAATTATTGATTCTATGGGTGAGCGCATTTCAGCGCTTGAATCTAAGAACAACGAGTTAACCGCCGAACTTTCGGAGGCACAAACTAAGTTGAGCGAAGCTAACGACCAGCTATTGAAAAACAAAGTTGAGTTGAGCTCACTTCGCAAAGCACCCGCAACAACAAGCGTTAAAGAAAAGTCAGTTAAATTCTCGGTTGCTCCCGAATCTACGGAGGAGGTTAAGCCGTTCGAGCTTATGACTTACCAAGAGCGCGTTTTATCTAATCTCAAAAATTTTAAAAAAACTAAATAAAAATGGCTACAAGTTTAACAGTTAGTAGCACTTTCTCAGGAAGAGAGGCAGGTGCTTACATTAAATCGGCGTTCTACGCTAACGAAACATTAAAGTACATCACAGTAAAAGAGAACATCGATTACAAACAAGTTGTTCGAAAACTCGTTGACACAATCACGTTCGCGGATGATACTTGCGATTTCACCCCAACGGGAACGGTTACTTTGACCGAGCGCGTTCTTACTTTGGAAAAATTCCAAGTACATCGCCAAATTTGTAAAAACGATTTCCTTGCTGACTGGCAAGCAATCGAAGAGCAAAACGATAACTTGAACGCTTCTTTGAGCGAGGCAATGATCGCGAATATGTTGGGCGGTATCGCTCAGCGTAACGAAACTTTGATTTGGCAAGGTGTAGCGGCTAACGCTGGCGAGTACGGTGGATTCGTTGAAATCTTGGGCGCTGATGCAACCGTTAACGTTGTATCAACTCCAGTTGCTATTGACTCAACTAACGTTATCGCGAAAATCGGTTTGCTCGTTGCAGCAGCTCCAACTGCAGTTAAGGCAGCAGCTGAAAAGCCAGTTATCTACATTTCTCAAAACATTTGGGAGGCGTTTATGATTGCTAGTGCAGCGGCTGGAAACGGTTGGTACACTTACGGCGGCCCTGATATGCCAAAGAGTTATTTGGGTTACCAATTAGCGGTTTGCCCAGGTATGCCAGCTAACCACATGGTTATGGCTCAACCATCAAACTTGTGGTTTGGTACTAACGTCCTTTCACAATGGAACGAAATTAAGTTTTTGGACATGTCCGATTTGGACGGTTCCGATAACGTTCGTTTCAAGGCTCGTTTCTTTGCGGGTGTTCAGTACGGATTCGGAAACGAAATCGCTGCTTACGGATCAGGATTCTAAAAATTAAACAAGGGGGTGTAAAAGCCCCCTTAATAACATAACTTACTAATAATCAACGACTTATGCCTTGTAACCTGACGAAAGGATTTTTATTAGATTGTAACGAGGGAGTTGGCGGGGTTAAAGAAATCTTTATAGCTAACTGGGGAGCGTTCGAGAGCGGTGTAACTACTGACGTAGCGACTGGCTTAATCGACGGCTTACCAACGGCTACTGTTTTCCGCTACCAGCCAAACCGCAACACGGGCGCGGTTACAATCACACCAACTCCAAATTTGGAGAATGGAACGCTTTACTACGTGCAAGCCGTAGAACTTACGCTCGGAAAATTGGCAAACGATAAGAAAAAAGAACTTGAGCTTTTGTCTAAGGCGAAAGTTGCAGTTTTCGTTCGTTTATACGACGATCAAATCATGATGGTCGGCCGCACGGATGGCGCGTTCTTAACCGCTGGAACTTACCAATCAGGTAAGGCGAAAGGCGACTTGAACGGCTACACTTTGACGTTGACCGCCGAAGAGCCAGATCAACCGTTTTTCCTCGAGGCGTACACTTCGACTCCGTTCGACAACTTCGGTTCAATCACAGTTGATCCAGCGTACTAATTAGAAACTAACCTAACTTAAAAGGGCGGGCAATGCGCTCGCCTTTTTTTTAATATGGTATATCTAAACACTAACACCGCCAATCAAACCCTTCGTTTAACACTAGACGAGGCAAGGCAGTATTTCAGCACGGCGTTTACTCACTATTTGCTCATTTTAACGCACGAGGAAAACTCAACAGCGGGAAATGAACTCGCCCAAGTTGCGGTTATTGTTAATGAATCGCAGCGCATCACAACGTTGACGGTAACGACGGTTGGGTTAACTTTACCGGGGACTTATCGTTACGACGTTTATGGCCAAAATTCCGCGGTTAACACCGACCCGAATGATGCGGCGGTTGTTGGATTGTGCGAACGAGGGCTAGCGCAGTTAACCGATGGGGCAACTTATTACGACGTACCTACAATCACAATAAGCGACGATATCATATACAATGGATAAACCAATCGTAAACCTCGCATTGAGCGAATACCAACCCGTTAGTGCTGCCGAACGTACCGATCGCGGCGGGTGGGTTAGTTATGGCCGTGATAACTTATTTCCGCAATACTTAAACGAGCTCGCCGAAACCTCACCCGTTCATGGTTCGCTGACGATTTCCATTTCGGATATGATCGCGGGAAAAGGTTTAACCTCGAACGCTCAGGAACGCGTTGATGCGCTCGACTTATATTCGGCTTATTACGCGGCGAGTTATGACTACAAAAAATACGGCGGTTTTTACTTGGAGGTTATCTATACAAACGACCGTCAAAACATAGCCAAGATAAAATACCTCCCTTTTCAGGAATGCCGACTAGCGGTTGAGGGCGAAGACGAAACGGTTATCGGTATTTATCATTCCGAGGACTGGGCGAATATCCGCAAAAAGAAAAACAAGCCGACGTTTATACCGAAATTTCACCCAGCAAGCGCGGTTACTGAACCGAAGCAAGTTTATTATTGTTACAATTACACGAGCGGACAATTTTACCCACGCCCCGATTATTGGAGCGCGGTTAATTATATCGAGCTCGAGCGCCAAGTCGGAATTTATCACGTTAACAATATCCTAAACGGGTTATTCCCGAGCTTCATTATTTCGTTTTTCAACGGACAAGTTGAACCTCAACAGCAAATCGACATAAAGCGCGACTGGGAGCGGTTGTTAACTGGAGCAAAAAACGCGGGTAAATTCCTCATGACGTTCAACGAACGCGAAACTCCAAAGCCCGAAATCGAATCGTTCCCGCTTAGCGATGCGGACAAACAATATCAGTTTTTAAGTGAGGAGTCCACGAATAAAGTAATGATCGCGCACCGCATCACAACGCCTTTGCTATTTGGTATTCGCTCGCAAACTGGATTCGGTTCCAACAAAGAAGAAATGGAAATCGGTTTAGAGATTTTCACGAACCAGGTTATCGAGCCAGCGCAGCGCCGAATAATAAACGGATTTATTGAGGTTATGGCGTTCGAGATTCCGACTATTGAAATTTCGGTTATTCCAAATACCCCACTCGGAACGGCCACGCCTCAAAGCGGAGAGCCGCAGCAATTAAAAAAAAAAGAATCGGCTAGCGTCGATATGACAAAAGACGATGAGCGCGCATGGCTTGAACACTTAGCCGATAAGGGCGAATATATGGATCCCGAGGAATGGGAGTTAATTGATGAGCGAGAGGCGGGTTCGCATGAAGAAGCGTTAAAAGACGAGGAAATGTTTCGCGGGGTTGCGCTCGGTTTAGAGCAATACGAAAACGCGGGCGATAAATCGCAATGGGGTGACACGGGACTCTATAAACTGCGTTACGCTTACTCACAAAACCTATCCGATAACTCTCGCGACTTTTGCATCGAAATGGTCGGGCTATCTCGCAAAAAAATAGTGTTTCGCTACGAGGATATTAAAGCTATGGGCGACGCGGGCGAGAATGGACAGTTCGCTCCCGAGGGACAAAGTACCTATGATATTTTCGTGTGGAAAGGCGGCTGTTTTTGCCATCATAAATGGATGCGCCAAATCTATTTCCGTAAGCGTCAAGGCGGTAAATTCATGCCGAACGACGGATTGAAAAACGACAAACGAGTCGGCAACGTTCCATTCGTTCCACAAAAAGGGCCCGAGGGAATCGCGCCTATTGATACACCAAGTAGAGGTTCACTAAAATACAGTTAAAACAATGGCAGAAGTTCTTTTTATATCGGACGTATACATTAAAAAATATACAATCGTAAACGGGGCGGTTGACCCGAATCTATTGTACCCAAGCGTTTATCTCTCCCAAGATAAATACTTGGCGCCTTACTTGGGCGATTCTCTTTTTGAGAAATTAAAGGACGATATCGCGAACAATACCCTCGCGGGAAATTACCAAACGCTAGTCGATGATTATTGCCGCAAGGTTGTTCTTTGGTGGACGATGGTAGAGGCGATTCCCTCGCTTACTTACAAGCTCGATAATGCGACTCTAGTACAGCGCACCAGCGAAGACGCGACGCCGATAAGCGACACGGTAATGAAAGACACAATCGACCGCGCAAAGTCGAACGCTGAATACTACACTACGCGCCTCGTTGATTATTTATGCGCGAACTCGCAGTTATTCCCTGAATACTCTAATAACGTTTGGCCGCAGCGTTCCCCTATTGGTTCCACGAAATCGAGCTCGAATTTCATTTTCAGTAACGGGAACTCGGCGACGAATACAAGGGGAACTCAAAACGGAAACCTACTTTCCAAACTCCCATAAATGACCAAAAAAGAACAAAAGAAAAAAGAACTCGAAGCGCTACGCCGTTATGAACGTGAGCTGTTGTCGAAACTTAAGAAAAAAAATGAAACAAACCCTGGTCGAATTTCTCTCCGATAGCTACCATTGGATCGTCGGAATTTTTATCGGTTTAATTGGTAAAATAAGTTACGATATTGCCATGAAAAGAACGCTGAATTTTTTACAATGGCTCGCCGTTATCGTGCTCTCGGTTATGGTCGGCTACTTAACGGCTCGCTTTTGTGAATGGAAAGGATGGGCAAGTTCAGCCGATTTCCTTGTTCCACTCATGACGTTGTTCGGCGAGAAAATAATCGTCTATTTAATGACGAATTACAAGCCGATTCTAGACGCTATTTTCAAACGAAATAAATAAGCAAATGAATCTATTCGAAAAATTAAAGAACTCGAAATTCGGGGCGTTTTTACGCGAAAAAGTAAAGCCCGTCGCGGGTGATGTACTCGAACTTGTGGGCGACGTTACGGGCGTCGAAGCAATCGAGCGAGTGGGTGAAATACTCAACGAGAAAAAAAGCGAAAGCGATGGGATGCGAAACCTATCTCAGGAGTTTGAACGCTATAAATTGGAATGGCAGCTCGAAATGACCCGCTTAGATATTCAGGCCGAGCTCGACGCATATAAAGCCGAAGTTGCGGATCGCGAAAGCGCCCGCGTTCGGGAGTCCAGTTTCACCGCTTCGCTCGGAAAACGTGACTGGCTTATGGCGGTTGTCGTTATTTCGGGCCTTGTTTCGCTCATGGGCACGATTGCGACACTTGTATTCGTGCAAATTCCCGCCGAAAATCAACGCCTAGCGGATATGTGTTTCGGAGCGGTTATGTCTATTGGCGCTTCGATATTCAGTTACTATGTCGGAAGCTCGAAAAATTCACGAGCTAAAGACGAAATAATAAATAACCTTACCAATGGCACGGGTACAAGTAACGGCTAATTTTTATCTTGATGAGTTAGTGCCCAAGTCGATACTCGATGCACGAGGCGAGCGGGCTATTCAGCTCCTCGATATGCGAATCATTCAGGCCGCCCAATTCATTCGAGAGCAACTTGGAGAAACTATCTATGTGAATAACTGGTTCAACGGCGGCAACTTAGACGAATGCGGCCTCCGTACCTTTAATACGAAAACGGGGGCGGTATTTAGCCAACATAAATTCGGGCGAGCGTTAGATTTGCACTCACCCGCTGGAGTTAAGAAAATGTACGAGGTTGTAAAGGACAACGAAAAGGCGCTAATTGCTGATCAACTACTTACAACCGTCGAAGACATTGCGTTTACTCCGACTTGGCTTCATATCGACTGCCGTTGGACGGGCTTAGATAAACTTCTAATTGTGCAACCTTGAATAACACCAAGTATTCGCGTCAGTTTGAATCCATTTTTTACGACGAGTCAGGCGTACCGAAACGCCAACTAATTAAAAAGCTAATCGAAGATGAGGGTTTAGATCTAACTCTAGACGGTCTTTATAGCTTATACAAAAAATGGCGGCATTACAAATTCGGGCCGATAACCCAAGTTAGGGAACAACTTAGAAATGCGATCACCGAACCCGATTTAATCACGGACTTTGCGTTTATGGGGCACGAAGTAAACCCCGAATTCAACCCGTTCGGACTTCCCGAATCCCTCGAAAAGGAATACAAGGCGTTCCAGTTGCCCGTTTCGGATAACAACATTTTATTTTTATCCGATATTCATATCCCCTACCACAATATCCAAGCGCTCACAATGGCGCTTAGGTACGGAGTCGAACAAAAGGTAAATACGATTTATCTTAACGGTGATATTGTGGATTTTTACGCGATAAGCCGATTCGAGAAAGACCCGAGGAAACGCGATCTGGCAAAAGAGGTTTTGTACACCCGCGACTTTTTGAGAACGTTGCGCGGCATATTTCCGAACGCTTCGATTTATTACAAGTGCGGAAATCACGACGTTCGATTTGAACAGTACATCATGAAAAACGCGCCCGACCTTTTGGGGTTGAACGAGTTCAATTTAGAAACCTTGCTGCACTTGGATAAGTACAATATCCATTTTATCCCGTCGCTTCAAATTACCCATATCGGAAAGCTCACCGCGTTACATGGCCACGAGCTCATGCAGTCGGTATTCAGCCCCGTAAATATCGCGAGAGGTTTGTTTTTACGCGCCAAGGATTCGGCCATTTGCGGCCATCATCACCAAGCGAGCGAGCACTCGGAACCGAATATAAACGGCAAGGTTGTAACGTGCTGGAGCGTTGCTTGCCTTTGCGAATTGCATCCCGACTATATGCCGCTCAATAAACATCATCACGGGTTCGCGCATATTCTAGTCGATAAACACGGCGACTTTGAAGTATATAACAAGCGCATCATTAACGGGAAAATTAGATAAAAATAAAACGCGGGCAACCGACCAAAGTTTAACCCGCGTTCTAAAATCATTTAATATGGGCAAATATAAAATATATTCCCAATTCTCAAAATAAAAATCTAATTTTTTAGCTCTTTAACCTTGCTTTTATAGTGCTTTATTAAGTCGATTATTTCGTCGCGCGTTAGCTTCAAATTGCTTTTGCGTTGATCTATTAACTCGGCGACTTGAGCCTTGCCTATTCGCGATTCGAGGCGGATTCCATATTCAATTAAATTTCCGTGCTTGTGCTGATTGCATTCGACGCATTGCCCATGAACGTTTGATTCATGAAACCTTAGGTTTGGATAAGAGCCAACCGAATAATAGTGTCCTGCATCATATTTACCCTGGAGCGGTTTATTACACGAAATACACGGCTTGCCCTTATCCCTTAACCGAATGAACTGATTGAATACTTGCTGTAACTCTTTGAGGTATTGCGTCCGCGTTTTAACCCGCTCGCGCATCTCTTTAATTTCCGACTTGGTGTTGCGTTCCCGTTGCTTATTTGAGTAAGCTATGAGGCATTCGATATTTCCGCATACTGGCTGAATAGTGGAATACTTCGGGACGAACTTCTCGCCGCAAATCTTGCATTTTTTCATAAAGGTTTCCAGCTCACTTGCTCGCGCTGGATATTGGCTAAGATAGTATTTTTTATCATGGGCGCGGCGAACTCGTCGGCATCTTCGACGATAACCTCGAAGCGCTCCGCTCCGTTGGTGTGGCGTAGAAGTTCAAACTTCCATTCGATACGTTCGTGCCCAGCGACGGCCATAATAATAACGCCTGAAAAATGCTCTGTTTTTTTGTGTGGTTTGTCCGAAATACTGATCATTGTTTTATGTTTTGATTGTTAGCAAACGATTTAAGCGACGTATTGAGCCGCGAGAATAAGCGCGCCGCCGAATACGGTAGCGACAAAATCCCAAATTGAAAAATCCGAAAGGTTGTAAGTATCGAAAAACTCTTTGAAAAACGCCACGCTGGCCACGATAAACAAAGAGGGCAACGGATCAAAGAGTAAGCTAGCGAATAGATGAATAAAAGCGCCATAAATAAAATGGTTCGCTTTGTCCTGGGGAAGCTGTGGAAGATTCATTTGTCACCTCCGTATGTTTCGTTAAAGTATTGTTCAGCCATATATGGATGCGACCTATATCCATCAAGAACAGCTTTTATTATCTGCTCCTTCTCCATTGGTAGCTTTGCCTTTGCTCCTTCTATGACGTATTCAATCGCTTGAATTATTTCTTGGTTCACGTTTTGTGCGCGAGAAATATCAATGACTTCATAAAGCCATTGAATATGTTCCATCATTGCTGTTTTCATTTTGTTTCGTTTAATTTGTTTCGCTTATTCCTATGTTATGTGATATGCTAAGAAGCGTACCATATTTCAAATTTATACTTGGTATTAGTTTCTTTGACTTTCACCCAAAAAGACTTCCAATGATTTTCTATTTCAATACTTACTGGGTGTTTATGACATTGTAAAGCATATAAAGTATCGGTCAAGTCAAACATATCTTTCTCATAATCAAATTTATCTCTACTTATTTGATATTGCTTCACATATTCAGTAACAACTTTTAAAAGAATGTTAT